CAATGCTCGGCTCTTGCTGCTTTAGGGCGTTTTCCATATTGTGTATGGTTATCCGGAGTTGCCCTAACCTTTCTATCCTTTCACAGTGAAGTTTTTCCTCGTCGGCAAGTTCTTGCTTCAACGCTACTATCTGTTCTTGTGTAATCATGTTACTCTCCTGAAATAATGGTATCTTTCATAAACTTTTTCGCAAATCGTTTAAAAGTTAGTCCTTGCAAATTCGCCAAAATTCTCCATTGCGGCCTCATCGTAAGCAGTGGCGGCCAGTTTTTCGTCTTGAAAAGATCCTAGGCATACCCTCTTTTTTTCAACAGTGATACTTGCTTGCCATCGTCCCTTTCTAATTCTATCGCCTTTATGCCAACATACGCCTTTGAATTTACTTGAGGTTTGTCTGCCGCAATAAGTAGCGTGTTTTTTGCTATTCTGTTTTTTCTGCATATTATCACACAATCTTATATTGCCACGGGTGTTATCTAATGTGTTTCCAGTGCGATAATCGACTTGTTCTGTTTCTTTTGCGTTTAATATTTCCCTGCCCATCGCAATATGACGCTGAATCCCATCTTTATAGATACCACTTCTAAATGCATACCAATTCCCGCCCGTTGTGTTACCGACATGCCATTTATATCGTACTAATCGTTCGTAATCGCAATCATCTACCAACGCAAACTTGCCCTGCGTGAGTGGTATCTTTTTCATACTATCACCACATCTTTCATAAAGTGCTTCTCAAATCGTTTTCGGCACCGTTCTCTGTCGTTATTATCGCCTGAAATATGCAACAGGTGTATTTCGTGCAGTTTTTCCTTGTCGATAAATTCATCGATGTAACGCATCGTTTCCTTAACTTCCATGTGAGAATCAAGCAAACGCCTTGCCAGTGCTTCGTCGATGATCCCCGCCGCTACTTTCCTCTCGAGTGTTTCACCGCAGTAACTCGCCTCGATCGCTACGATAGAAAACTTTTGCTCGAATCTCGGTACAATACACTTCGTATCTGTAACGAAAAGCAACCACTCTTTTGTAGCAAGCTCCCTGATAACAAACCCAACACTACCCGGGCAATCGTGGATCGTATAGAAAACGTAGACCTGAAAACTCTCCGTCCAGATCAAGTCTTTACTCTTGATAGCTGTTACATTCCTGTGAAACAACCCGCATTTTTCTATCGTTTCAGCACTGGTATAAACATCGATACCCGCCTGTATTACGCTGTCTACCGCATGGCAATGATCTTTGTGCGAATGAGAAATCAAACACCCCTCGATGTTACCCATCTTATAGTCAAGGGCTTTGATAAGCAACGGCCAACGAACCCCGCACTCGATTAACAGCCGGTGTCCGTTCTGTGCCGTTACCTCATACATATTGCCCGAACTGCCTGAAAAGTGCTGATGAAATTTCATAGCTTACTCCGTAAAACTTCAACTATCATTCTACCGAAAAACTCTGCCATCGGAGACGTTACTCCGTTACCTGTCATTCGTTGACGACCTGCGTGAGATATTCCGTCAGTCCATCCAATAGGCCATCCTTGAAGAAGCTCTCGCTCAATGTGTGTGAAACAACGTATTCCTTTGCTGGGCCCGCCATACAGGTAATTTTGACTATATGAGCAAGCCCCTCTGCCTCTAGTATCAATACACATAGCGGCTTTTTGTTCCGGCATATTCTCTTTAACAGGCTTTTTATAGATTTCCTTTTGTACCAAAACCATGAATCTTTCGGCAGATTTTGGTCGATTAAATGCGACCACGATTTGACGGGCCCGGCTTTGACCTGTAAATGCTTTTGAGTTTGTTTCGATAACAAAGCAAGTGTATCCGAGCACTTCCAATGCGGCTTTGAACTCCACAACGTCAGGTGCAACAACATTCTCGCGGAGAATCCACCGGGGTTTGATTCTTGCTGCCATTGCAAGAAAGTATCCCGACATATCTTTGGCGATTGAGCCAGAAATTTTCCCAAGAGAACTTCGTATGGGGCAAGGGTCTCCGCCCACAAGTCCCACACAGGATCGGATTTCGTTTTTGGGTACATTAGGCCAGTGCCTGGTGAGGATGGTAAGGCAGTGTTTGTCATTTTCCACCTGAAAAGTACATTCTAAGCCGGCACGTTCTAAGCCCAGGTCCAGTCCGCCGGCACCACTGAAAAGGCTTCCAAAGGTCATTAAATCTTTAGTACTATCCACATATACCCCCTCCCCTTATGGCTTATAATTCTTGAAATCATCGCCGGTCGATTCATCGGCCTGTGCTTTCGGTTCAGGTTCTTTTTTCTGTTGATCCTCGAAATTAGCATCTATCGTCTGGCTACCAGATTGTAGTTTTATCTGCTTTTCAGCTTTCGCTTTCGCTTCAACGAATGTTTCTCTTTCGTCCAAAGCCGCACCCTTTGAAAAATCTTCAAGGATCGACTTCGGCAGGAATTTCGCAAGCTGGCGGATAGCGGTTTTCTTTGCCATCGCCTCGTAGTGGTTTTTCCATGCCGGACTGTTCGGACACTTTGAAACGTTACGTAATCGCTCAACCTCGCTCTTTCGCATAACTTTAGTGTATACCCCCATACCAGTAATATCGGCACTCGCATAGACGGCTATCATATCGCCGGTCGGAGCCTCATAACTAAACGGATGGTCTACCGAAAATTGGCCGTCGATACGGCTGATCTTGACCGAATCTTTTTCGCTTTCATAGATGCAATTCGCCGAGATAGCTTTCACTTTGCCAGAACGATACGCAAGCTCGATCAAACCAGTGTACCCGATCTGAAAAGTAGCTTCTGTACCGTAAGGGATCAAGTATGCCAAACCTCGCGGATCAATATCAAGATCAAGGCTTGCCGCTATGCTCGACGCTTTGACGATACTCTGTATCGAACATTTCTGCAAATCCTCGCTCTGGCATATCGCAGTATATACCATCTTCGCATACCGCCTTGCCGCTTCCTGTGCATGAGCTCCGGTTACGTTAGGCAGATTATCCGCAAACATACCTAATGCACCATCGGCCATCAACTGCTCTTTCATTTTCGCTAAATCTGCCATTTTCGTACTCCCTGATTAAATTGTCGGCTCCAAAATATCTTTATGCCCTAATTGAGCTTTACGTTCTTTGAATTGATCGTATGTTATAATGCTTATTGTGTATTTGCCCGAACCATCGCACTTACTATGTTCGCTAAAATCAGCCCACCAGAGTTTTAAAGCAAATTCCTCAACCTCTGATTCAGGCATTAAGGTTAGGTGTCCATCTTTTGCGATTTCAGCTTTCATAATTCGCTCCCTGTAAATTTATTTTAATAGGTTCGGGTTTTCGTGGATGTTGCCGACGACTTCGCCATCAATACCACCTTTAGGTAACTCTGTAATACGAGGCATTGTAGGCCACATGCTACGGATTGAAGCAACGAAACCGAAGCCCTCGCCCCTTAAATCCTGTAAGGCAAAGCCCATTCGATATTTACCCCATGCTATAACACCTGTTATTTCGCCCACGTCTGCATTTGTAACTCTACACTTAACAATGTCAGTTTCATAAATCTCTTTCCCGTTCTTGTCCTTGATGCCGGTACTCTCGTCTACGGTTTCGGGGTGGACTTCGACAAAATCGGCTATTGCTAATCGATCAGTACTTAACGGCTGTAATCCAGACATAACAAAAATATATGGTTCTATGATGTAGCTCTTATATTCGGCCTCCATAACACCAATATCGTTGTATGCTTGGAAATAAAACCCCTCAACCCATTCACCGTTATCTATCCGCTTACCTCTAAATGTAATTTCTCTGTTCATAATTCGCTCCAAATTAAAGTATAATTGCATACCCGCACTTACCACTTATAAGGCGGCGGGCGTGGCCTCGGAGTAGAAAAGAAAACAAAAATGTTTGTTATGTGGCAACAGTAACAAGCTCCTTAACGCCCTCTGCCGCCTGTAGTTTGATAACTTGGCTATTCGCCTCGATAGGCATCGTGAGGCTCTCACTGTGATCGATAAACAATACAACGGATATATCGAAGTGATCCGAAAGAACATTGATTATATCGACACCTATGTAAATTCGCTGGCCTGTCGATAGATCCGGGTACGAAACACCTTTATATGTAGCTACGCAATACGGTTCAACCTCGCCATTCTGAAATTCTTTGAATAGCTTGAACTCCACATGCTTGAACTTGTCATTTACGGCCTTTTCGATCAACTCGCTTTCGGCTTTGCCGTACTGGTCGATCTGTTCAAGCCTGTTATCGATATCGGCGATAAGCTGTGCAAGTTCCTTTTCCCTCGCCTTATAATCGTCGATACGCTTCTTATCTGCGGCAAGTCGATCGCCACTTGCCAGTGTCATATCATACGCCGCGACTTCTTCGAGCAAACCGATCCGCTCCGTATCGATCCCCTGCAAAACATCAGCAACCGAATCGCCGAGCTTTTCTTCGAAGCCCTGAATTTTCAGAGCAAATACTTTCCATTCGTTATCGTTCTCTTTTGCCGGTGGTTCGTTACGATGGATCAGCCTGTCGATTTCTTTTATCCGATCTGCGTTAGCCGCTTCGGTTTTTTCCAGCTTCGCAGACAGGTTTTGAATAACAGCCTCGACATTTTCGATAGAAGTTTTGGCAAGTTTTATATCGGCCACAGCCTCATTGCCGTCGTGTTGTATAGCCTCGATCGATTCCTTGCTTTTGGCTTTAGCCGTTTCGATCTGTGCTTTCACAGCTTCGATGGCTTCGGCAATCTTGCTCTCATCCAACGGACGATCACAAGTAGGACAGGTATCGACTACATTTTCGATAGCTTCTGTCAACTTAGCGACTTTTGCCGCAATATCAACATCGGCTTGATCCCGCACCGATACTATGCCGTTAAGTCTTTTCAAAGCCCTATCACGATCTCCAACATACGAAGCCAAACTGATCTGCTGTTGCTGAATATCAGAGTTAATACCGTTCAAAGCCGTTTGCATTTCAGCTTTTTCCTGAACCAACCCGACAACTCCGCTTGTATCGCTGGCAAGTGCACTCTCTCGCTCGATCTGTTGTCGTTTCAAAGTATTGATCGTCTCGATCGTCTGTTGGCGTTCCTTTTCCGCACCAAACAGCTTTGCACGTTTCGAATCAAGCTGGCCGATCTTCATCTTAACAGCGTTACGTTTTCCGTCGATCTCTTTTGTATTGACTTCCGTCGCGTAACCCTTACAGCCCTTTTCAATCTCGTCGATACGTGGATTGATTTCGGCCTGTTCTTTTTCGTAGCCTTTCTTTTCACGCTTGGCTACCGTTTCAACGTCTTTGAGCTTTTTGCCAGACGTTACTTTCAACAACTCATCGAAACCAGTAGGAATACCGATTTCATCGGCAAGCTCCATTAGAATCATTCGCTGATCAGCCCACAGCAGATTGTTGAAGTAATTCAGATCCGTTAAAGCCCTGAACTTTTCCTCGGCTATCATTTCGGCCACGAAAGCATCGAACTCTTTTTTGAGCTTCGGCACTCCCTCGATCTCATACTCGGATTCAAAGCCTTTTATGACCTGCTTTTTAGCTGGCTTTTCGATATTCCGCTTTTCGAGAATAACACCATGACCGTCAATATCGAGGCAGGCACGAACCATAACCGTTAAGCCCGGCACCGGTTGTTTGTCTTTGTCCACCGGACGCACCCCGAAAGCAGTTTTGCCCTCGGAATTTTTGCCGAACAACAGCCAGAGAAAAGCGTCGTACACCGTCGTTTTCCCTACCCCGTTTTCAGCCGAGATCGTTACATCGTTTCCGTCGAACACTTCTCCATAGGCTTGTATGCCCTTGAAGTTTTCAATGTCCAACGCCAATAGTGTGATTTTCATCGCTATTCCTTTCGCTCTAAAATTGAGATTATTTATGCTGGCATCCTATTATTAAGATCCATAAGCATGGATCGGCCATGCCCGAAATTACGTAAACTATCTTCTACAAGTTTTGCAACATCCCCTATCTGTTTAACGTAAAGATACGCCGTAACAAGACATTCCCTACACACCTTTTTGTCGTCAGTTAAAACAAACTGGATTTGATTTTCAAGTTGTTTGATAAGCTGGCGATGATTAACGATATCATACCTTAATGATTCCAGCTTAGCTATGCAAACCATTGCCCGGAATATTTCAAGATCAGCACCCATGTTACCTTATGCCGATTTTCTTCAAGAAAAAGTCGCTTACAGTTGGCCTACCGCCAATATCAATACCATGCTGGCCGATCTGTTCCCAAACCTCAGCACGTTCCTTTTTGGTACACTTAATACCAAAAAACATAAACTCCGCAGGTTTTTTAGGCGGTCTACCTTTTGCTTTTTTCGTGTTCATAATGCAAGTCCTTTGATTAAATAATTTAAAGCGGAGAGGGGGGCTCGAACCCCCATCTTGGACATTCCCGTTCTTCCACGCTGGCCAGCTTTGAACTATCTCCGCAATAGCGGCGGCAGGATTCGAACCTGCGATCTCCGGGGTATGAACCCGACGAGATACCACTTCTCCACACCGCAATAAACGGCGGGTATGACAACAAGCCATACCCGCCTAACCTAACTAAAAAGAAAACCGTAGCAATCGTAATTTTACCGCATCCTCATTGTCCGTCAACCCCTTTTTTTATAAATTTTATAATTATTTTATCAGCACGCTAAGCACCGCTTCCATTGCCTGTAAAAACTGACTGTTTAAGACTCTGGCTGACCGCTCGATACCCAATTCTTGGGCTCTCTGAATATTTACACCCGTGAGGATATAATCGATCAAATGCTCTTGGAATTCTACCGTTGCATCTGCTGTTTCTGCTGGCACTCTTTCATCTGACTTTATACTAACGATCAAATCCCGATTTCTTTTAATTATTTCAGCTTTCAGATCGCTTATTATTGTTGTGCTCCCTTGCATCAGACTTCCCTTTCTAATTTTTAAACATTGCCCGACCTACAACCCATATCAGGCAACACCCGAATAAAAAATATGTTATAGCTTCCATGCTTATCGCTCTCCTGAATTGGTTTCGATTATTTCTTTTCTGCTGCTGCGATGGCTGTTTCGATTCTATCCAACATTCTATGCCTACCGACAGATCGTTCACACTCTGACAAAATATATACTCTACTCATAGACAACTCTTTTAATAATCCAGGTGCGGCGGCGATAAGGCGAGCGTTTGATTCTTGTTCACTAGGCGGGGCGGTTGTTAGAGTTTGGGCTATCCCATCGACGTAACCGACAGGCCCGATAGTGAATGTTCCATCTTTTCGTGAGCCATATGCGTTTAATCGCCATTTTCCTTGTGTAATCATAACTCTACCCTTTCTAATTAAGATTAAGCCCGGTTTATTTAGCAAGTCTCTTTTTGTTGAGTTCGACGAGTTTGCGGTAGAAGGCTTTGGGTTTGTTCTTGTAGCTATATCTTGAGAGGGCACACCCGAAATTATTGTCAATTTTTCTTGCTGGACAAAGCCGACATTCGCCCTTGTTGTTATATTTTCGGGAGTAGAATTCGTCGTATTCACAAAAGAAACAGTCGTGGTCTAACTCGTTAAATCCGTACCCATTGTCATGTAGCCAGTCAATCTTTAAAACCAACACGTTATCGCCTTTTTTCCATTTCTTACTAACCCACTTCCACATCCTGAGACATTCTTCCCATGTTTTATTAAGCGTCATAATAAGCTCTTTCAATATAAACTCGATTAACTTGTTAAGCCAACACCCGGAATCGGTTGAACCGTTGTTGGCTGGGGTGTTAGTCGAACTCTATATATAATGCCTCGACATCATCAATAAGACTAAGCTTGCATGATTCCCAACTTTCGAATTGCTGGAGTCTATGCAAGGCTAATTTATCACTCAGCGAACTGTCCTCAATTTGTTCCACTTTACCTGCGTAAAATGTTTCTATTTTTTGCCTCAATACATCTGTGTCTAACATCATAATTACACCTCTTTCAAAAGGTTTCGATTATTTTACTTTTCAGACTGTCCGTCTCTTGCCATTTTAATCTCGCATCCCCCTTTGCTGTTTATTTTTATCAAACCCGTAAATGCAAATCCACTTTCAACAAAAGACTCGGCATTTTCTCTTTTCCATCCACCGTCACCACGCTTTCGATCCCAAAAATCTCCATTTTCCACAAGATAGTCAATTAGCTCCGCCTTGGTTTCAAACGGCGGGCTTACGGGCGTTCCCTCTGAAACCGTTTCATACATTTGGAACCATGTAGGGTCTTCGGTGAATTTAGGTCGGCATATTTCTGGATCGGGCGTGCCGTCATACTCCCAATATTCATACTTTTCTTGACTCGGATGTTCACCCTTTTCCCACAGGGCATACCCATCTTTCCATTTTCTAGCGGCTGTTTCGTAATCCTCATCGTGCATGGGTTGTATTTCACCGCGTTCATTTTTAGGGTGTTCCCAGTTCGGCGGAACCATTCGTATCTCGCGTCCCATTTCTGTTCCTTTCAAAATTTCAATTAGCATTTGTATAGATGCGGCTTGATATAATCGCCCCGCACCTGAACTAATACTAAGATCGGTTTTTACATCTGCAATTTCCGTATTTCCTGATTCGCCGTTTGTGTTCGTTACGTGCCAGAGCTTACCGCCGATTCTCATCGGTTCGTAAGTTGTCGCTATGCAAAGTATGACGAGCGTCATAAGCATTACTCAATAACATCGGATTTTATCAGGCTTGCTTTTCGATGTGTTTCCCTGTTCCGGCCTTTGCATACTCAGTGCAAATCTCGCTCGGCCACCGGGTAGTGGCTTCACTTATTTAGAATGGCCTCGATTTCCAGTCCGGTTGTCGATTCCGAACATCCCATATTAACTTGTAAAATAACAGGCTTTCGGCTTTCCCTGCTCTGCCGAGCTATTCAAGATCGCTCGTCCGATCTCTTTCGCCACTTGCAAACCCGCCGCCCGGAGTCGAACCGGGCGAAAACCTTACGGGCGTAACACTATACAGCTATCGCTTCAACTTGTGATCTGTGAAACAAATGGTATGCTTTCGGAAATACATAGCCCTTTTTATCAGCATCGTCTAAGGGTTGTTCATCTTCCTTTGCTTCGGGGCCGATCCAAGTAATACCGGATAGTGTCGAGTGCGAACCTTTCTTGACCGTAAAACCGTTTTCTTTCCAGCCCTTGAATGTTTTGGCATCAAGATACGGTATGCCGTCAAGCTGTTGAGCGTGCATCTGCATCGCAACCATCTTATAGCTGATCGCTGAAATCTCCATCCCATGATTGATAATGATTGCCTCGATCTCCTTGATCTCGCCAGCCGTAAGAAGTGATTTGGCCGTTTGCCATTCCTCTCGGAGCTTTGCGAAATACGCTTTCTTTTCTTCTTTGCTGTACTTTTGCATTTCTCGGTTTCCTTTCTAATAGTTATTGATTTAACTATAAAGAGTATAACAGTTTTATAGGAAATGTCAAACATAAAATCGGAATTATTTGCAGATATTTGAGAAATATAGCCACATCGCCGTTTTCAGGCTAATAATGCCGATGGACCAAGAATATTTTTTTGGAATTATGAATTTTAATATGAGGCTCTGTGTGCGTTTCTAAGCGATTGTACGAACCGGGGGGATAACCATACAAAAAATCAAAACAAATCCATCCTGCCCTATGCGTTGTTGGCCGGTATGCCTGATAACGTAAAAGCCGAGTCGCTTTAGCAACCCGACTTTCGGAGGAGAGTAGATGAAGAAACCTTTTAATCTATCAATATCGGATTCGGTTTATGGTGTTTCGTACTCCCCCATTTCCGCAAAGCCCAAAACCGCAGGTTGGCTTGCCACTCTTTCATACCCGCCCTTATACACCTTTTCCGATATATTACATCGGCTCTTAGCCGGTAGTCCTCGGACAAATCTTTTTCCCGTATGATCTGGTACAGCGAATCATGGATCAGGCTTGCGGTCTTACAGAATCGATCACAATCCCAAATCCATTTTATGTATTTCTTCCCCGGTACAGACGAACCATCCCAAGCATAAAACTTCTTAACCCGGAGTGTCCCGTCCTCGATCCGGATAAACCTGCTGGAATACTCGATCGACGAAAACTCCATCATCGAAAAGACTTCATCGCCCATCAACTGATATTTGTAGTATTTCGTTTCTCTATATTTCATTCCCCATCACCGCCCATCTTAACGCTCATCATCCCCAAGTTAAAACCGGCCTCGAAGTCCGATTTCTGCTTATCAAGAAAAATCTCATAGCCCTCTGGCGTTCTAATCCTCAATCCCTCTAGGCTCTGATTCCACCACCGAACATAATCAACACCGATATAGGTACCGTCCGGCAGTTCCTTATGTACTTTCACACTTGCACAACCAGAGAAAACAATAGCACCTATTATCAATAAAACTATTGCGAGAATTATCGCCGCACACTTCCATTTCATTTCATAATCCATTTCAAGCCTTTCCGAAATTAAATATTTCCGGCGTTTCCTCATCGGCCATGATCTGCCCGGCCTTGAACAATCGCCTTACAGGTTTCTTAACAAACAGCTTATGATAATCCATCGATTCATAATCGAGATATTCTACCCGCCTCGCCCTCGAAACGAACCTTGACAGAAATTCACACTTCGTATGCGGCATCGGCAGGTGTGTATCGAACATCTTATAATCCTCATAGATTCTACGCTCTTTCTCGCCATACTGAAAACCTACTCTGCGTAGTGCCGTCAACACATCCGAAAGCTCTCTATTCATAGCAATCAAAAATAGATCGCTCGGCATAGCAACCGCACAATGATTCAAACCCGGACACCGACAAACGTAATCCGATTTAGTTTTAACTTTTTCCAAAAAGGCGGCATAGTTCAAAGCACCAAAAACACCCTGATCGATATAAGTCTTTTTCAGTTCTTTAGCAAGAATCCAAGCCCCGATCGTTGTACCACTTCCCTCTGTACCGACAATTACGATCTTCGATACCTTTTCCCTGCGTAATGTTTTCAATAGCTGTTTAAGTTCCATATTTCCTTACCAAGTAGTATTCACCTGTTTTGGCGGGTTGAATGATCCGTTCGTTAATTGCTTGACTTCCGCATTAGCCGCAAGTGTTACACTGCCGACAGCACCGCCGGTTAAATCAACATTCGCATCGTACACTTCGATCGTTCCGGCGTTAATAGCCGCATCGCCAAGAATCTTAGTCCCCGACCCGCTTGTCGTAAGCGTTCCATCGAAGCATCGAAGCTCACTTATCGTAACCGCCATATCAATTTTTACAGTTCCAGCGAATTGCAGTAATTTCGTGATCGTTCTTGTGGCCGCAGGTGCAAAATCAGAAGCTCCGATATTTAGCGTACCACCCGATACATTTATCTCTGCCGCCGAACATTTCAAAAGAACCGTTCCGAGAATAACCCTGACCAGCAAAACCGCACTCGAATTATCCTCTCCTATCGTATTCGTCGCCGCATTTGCTACGCTAAACAACTCATCAAGTTCAGGTGCCGCCGTCGTCCCCGCAATAGCTGGCAATATCGTTACAGTTCCACCGGCGTTTGTAACAGTAATAAGCTCCTGACCGCTCGAATCAGCTTTGCCAAGAGTTATAGTACCGGTAGCCGCACACACAACCGAATCAATATCTGCCGCCGCATGTTTCGAGAATAGGTACATCTTTCCCGATCCGGAAAATGAAACCGATCCCGCCGCACAAAGCAAAGCAACATAAACATCTGTCGTCGTATCTTGATACCCGATATTGCCTGTGTACGAACTACTCACGATAATAGATACAAAATCTTTTGCCGACTGATCCAACGGATTTACATAAGCCGTACCCGTATCGATAGTTAAAACATCAACATCGGCCTGTGTCGTGTTCTGGATTATTTCATCGTTTGTAAATGTTCCCTTGACCGATTTTAACGACAGCACACCAGCCGCATTACCACCGCCCCATGTTCCACCCGTTAATGTCGTGCTTACATATCTAGCCGTAGCTCCCGAAGTTAAACCAAGTAGAATATCCCCAACATCAGGCTCATCGCTTCCGCTATCATAACCGATAGTCGCTAATTGAGTAACGCTGAACTTTCTGCCTACCGTCTGCAAAGTAGCGTCTGCAAAGCTGGCCGGTACCTCTGTTGCAAATCCGTTAAACACCAGACTATCACCATCAGCAGGTACAACAGCCGTATCCCAATTTTCAGCAGTAGTAAAGTTACCCGACAGATCAACCAACGGAGTTGTTGCAATATCGATCGTCGCAATATCAGCATCCGATTGAGTCGTATTTGTCAAAAGTTCATCTTCCGTAAATGTTCCTGATATGGCACGAAACATCATAACACCCGCCGCATCACTACCAGCCCAACCGCCGCCCGTTATCGTAGCACTTATATAAGCACCCGAAGCCCCGGACGTTGCACCAGTAATTATATCACCAACAGTCGGTTCAGTTGGCCCACCACTGTTATAACCGATTGTTCCGATTCCGCCTAACCATGTTTTAGTTGCCATTTTTCAAAATCTCCCAAAGCCCTTTCGGGCAGTTCTCATTTTCTATTCTAGCCTTTCCCGGCACGTAACACCCGCACAATTTACACCAAAGGCTCCGATTATTATTTTTCCAGTTCTTAAACTCACACTTTCTACAAATCTCAATCCGTTCCTCGGTTCGCTCATATTTCATTACTTCTTTACCGCTTATGTTTTCCACCGCCAGCGATGTATAAGCCTGTGCGATATGCAAGCTCTTTTCTATAACCTTTTTTACTTTTCCGCAACAACTCATTATATTTCAGCCCATGTTGCCGTTCCATCATACCCTATTATTGCACCACCACAATCACCAATTCCTTTATCATTCGGCTCTGTTGTACCTGTAAGAATACAAGAACCTAACTTTCTCAAAGTATAATAACTTTTGCCAGTGCTTGTTTGAAAAGCATCGACCAATGTACTTGCAGGTGCCAAGGTGCTAGTCTGATATACAAAAGTCACATCATTACCAACATCGACAAGACGATATACGCACCCATTAGCTCCACCGGTTGAAAAAGGTACATCGTGGACACCGTTTACAAAGCCTATCGGCGAGCTGTCCGAGCAAAGTAGTACATTAGCAAATGTTATCCTTATCGTTCCCGTAGAACCGCAAAAATCACATACTATTTCCGGCCCACAACACCCCTCGCATATAGCACCCGCTTCTGCATCGTATTCTATTTCCCCTGTCGATGGGTTATATCCTATATCTACCATTATGGACAATCCTTGCTTTTCTGGAATATAGCCGTAGTACACCGCCAACGATCTTCGGTTGCATTATGCGGATGTAATTCAATCGTTATATCAAAATTATTCGGCAATCTCGGAACCGCCAAATTCAAATCCGTAGTATTTATAATATCACAATAAACAGTGATCCCAGATTCATCACCAGTCGTTTGCTCAACCCCGTTAAGATCGTAAAGATTACAAACGATTGTCGATCCACTCCCCGCCGCCGCCTTTGTTCTCGCCCGCCTACCTATCCCATATCGTATTACCGGGGAATTGATCTTATTTCTAACCTGCGTATTTACAGGCGGATTGATCTGCGTATTGTTTTTCTCAATCGCATGGCTGTTTGTCCTGACTTGCCTTTTGATTTGTTTGTTTGTTTTAGCCATTATTGTAGCTCTAACAAAGTGAAATTCCGTAATAAGTACATATCATATTCAGCCCTGCCGTTTCCAATTTCAGCATCCGGTTCAGGAAAACCCGTCGTCGGATCAAGATAATTTGCCGTGAAAACCCACTTATTTATACCATCCCGTGTGAAAGTATAAGTTACCCGCCACGCCAAACCGCCGTTAATTGAAACACCCTGTATACCGTTACAGATCCATATACCCTCTGGATCAGACGGCCTTATGTTCCACTCCGCCAAATTTAACTTATTTGCAAACTCAATATTTCGGTCAACAATTATATTGCCAGTTAGCGGGATTCCCGGCGAATGTCCGCTTAATCCATCCGCCGCGATCGCAACTCTTTCCGTCCTCGATATTATTATCTTTGGCTTGTTTATGAATATATTCGCTTCGACACCTTGCGGATCAGTCACACCCTGAAACTTTTTATTGTGTATGTAATCGGCAGGAAAAGTATATTCTATTGCTTCCATTTTCGTTAGAATGCCAGTCCCATCATCACCCCTATCAGCCCAATACTCATCAGTTACTTGCGTCTCTTGCCCCGCATCGATGTTATACTCATAATTCACATCGAATTGACGATAAACATACGTTATCTTAACCTGATCCCCTGCCGTTGGTATCGATTCCGGTAAAATTTCAAACACGAAAGCGGTTGCTATGGATGGATGAGAATCACCGAGTGCAACACCCGCCGTAGCAACAGCTTCCACCAACATATCACTTCCCACCGAAGCCAGTTCACTTACAAAATAAATCCGCTCAAACTCCCACCCCTGTAATGTTAATCTTCCTGAATTACTTTCGATTATATCTGATATGACCGCCATTAGAAGTCCTCGTTTTGACGCTGTACCTGTCTATTCAATTTTTGAAGTTCAGAGATTATCGTAGACGCATCCCCCGTAGTAATTGTTACAGGTGAAAGCTGATTTCTTCTATTTCTCAAATTAGGGTTGAGCCTTGCCGTATCTCTGGATTCTGGATTGAAACGCTCTCCAAAAATCCTAGCTGGCTCACCAACAACAACATCGACAACTTTAGCAACCCCTTTAGCGGCAGTTCCCACAACATCCAGAAACCTACCAAGCTGCGTATCTTTCACAGAAGCCAAGAATCCCTCGCCTATCGCTTTACCGATTCCTACTGCTTTCGGCGTTATCGATTTTATAAATTCTACCAATCCCCCCAAAACATTCTTGAATATATCGCCGATCCTGTCGAACAACTTTTGCCATTCGCCGCCCTGGGCTAAAGCAAACAACTCTTTAATAAGTTTGATAACTTCATTCACCTTTGCAGAAATAACTTCCGCCCATTCTCTAACCTGATCCTGATTTTTCACGAACCAATCACGCAAAGCAATCCCAACTTTAGTAACTTCCGGCAAAAACGACTGACCGATAGTATCTGCCGTTCTTTTTATTTGAGCCCCGATCTGTTTAAAAACATTCGACGTATCGTTAAGCGTCCTCGCCATATCCCCTTGATCCTTTGACGTTTTATTCAAAATGTCCTGATATCGCAGCATTATTTTTTCCTGCTCTGTCAATTTGATAGTAGCCGTTTTTGTTTTCTTCGAAACATCTAAATACGTATTACCGTATCGCTCCAGCTTCGGAGTTGCCTTTTCAGCCGCAACCCGAGCAAGTATTGTCGCATCTTTCTGTGCAAGCATTTGAATCGTCGTTTCATTAACGACAATACCGAGCCTTTTAAGCGGTTCACTCTCGCCAGTTATACCCGCCGCAATTTTCAGGAAAGCCTCCTCAAGCCCTAAATTCCGAAACGAAGCCAGATCATTAACGAGCTTCGTCAACCCCTTTGCCATTTTAAACGCCTGATCCTCTGCAACCCCCATCCCGTTAATCATTAAAAAGAACGTACCCAACGCCTTTTTCGTATCGACCTCGAATAAGTTCAGAGACTTCGAGTATTTTTTCGCCCATCGATCCGCTTCGTCTGCCATCTTTCCAAACGATTGTCGAAACAAATTCTCCGTTTCCACAGAATCAGAAGCAACCTTAACCGAAGCAATCCCCACCCCAAGTATCGCTATTGCCGCTAATTTCGCAAGCGACATAATCTTACGCAACCCCGATTTAAGAAGATTAAAAGAAGTCCTCGAAATGGAAGTTACCATTCTCGATACAAGAACCCTCGCCGCCAAAAGCCCCCGTTTCAAAGGCTTCAAATTTGCCAATATATTAACAACCGCTTTTCCAAGTGCCATTATTCGGCCTTTCGTATAGCAGGATCAGTCTTAATCATTTGTATTTGCTTTTCGACACTCATACCCGGTTTCTCTGTTTTGCTGTCCGCTTTGTCGATCTTACTCAATTCGCCGATAACCGTCATATACTCGCCAAGATCCATCGCCATCAATTCGGTATACGACAAAGCTCCATCAGTAGCACGAACAATCCGAAGTACCGACCTTATTATCGGTTCTTTTTCTTCGCTTTCTTCTTTGCCTTTTTCACTGGCTGGCGTTTCCGTGGTGTTTTTTTTTCCGGCATGGTAGGCGGGAATATATGCTTTATATACTCTTGTGCTTTTTCGATATCGAACTCATCGCCAACCTGTTCAAGCGTTATCTCCGGATCGTTTTTCTTCAACGACAGCCAAAGCAAATATTGGAGCCCCATCGCATCCAGATCACCATCATGCAAAAGCGACGGCATATTCCGCAACTCTTTTTCGATCTTATCAAAAGCATCGACCGGGATATTCTCACCGTGAAGCTCTTTCATCGTTGCGATCAGTTCTCTTTTTCGCTCGTCTTTTTGCCACTGTTCATATTTGGCAATATCACCAACGCCTAATTTCCCAAACTTCTTTACATCTATCATCGATACTCTCCTGATAAAAACTTTTAAGCCGTTGCTAAGACTGCCGCCGTTGTAAATGTCAAGCTGTATGTAACAATCTCAACATCGTTTACATCAACGCCAAATTCAACACCTGTACAAACCGCCGTTCCTGTGTATTGACCATCCCCGATAGTAGCTGTGCGGCCAAGGATCATCGCACCCGAATCACCCTCGTTAATTTCAGGGCCAAGATCAGCTTTTGCCGTGATCGTACACGTAGCCCTCTTGATACCAACCAACTTAGTACGTCCGGTATTAGAAGCATGAGCCGCCGTAGAATCCGCTACATCAGCAACCATAATCATACTCCACTCGGTAGGATTAGTGATAGATACACCTGCGGCAGTAGCATGTAACTGTTTCCCGTGGAAAGGATTTGAATTACCGCCAGCAGTACCGCCGCCCGTAGCGTTATAAACCAACCCCGCCGCATCGTTACCCTCGATCGTATAACTAAGCGTACCATTACCCTCGATACTAACCGTTTCAGTTATTCCGGTTATGATAGCACCGCCCGTTAACTCCGGCCCACCAGAAGTAAGCCCAAACTGAACATCGGCCTGTCCGGAACCAAGCAACGCAACAGTATCTAATGCTATTTGAGATTGACCCTCTGCCGTCGCATTAAAGTCAGTCAACCCCGCAAGGTGAGCACCCCAAGCATCGCCCATCGCCGTAGATTCTGCAAGATCGGCTACTGTCGTCAACGTCCAGCTTTGAAGATTGACAAGCGGAGCACCTGCGGCAACTCCGAAATCAATAATCCCTAATTTTCCATGATAAGGCCCGGCCATAATGTACCCTTTCTAATGTGAATATTGACATTCGTAATCTAATTCCATATCCCATATTTTATCAACAATACCGTGGTTGACAATGCTAATTCTCGAAAAACTTATATGGCTCAACTCCGAACCCTCTGGATAAGTCAAAACAGACCAGTCGAAAAGAGCGATAAATTTTTGCGTAATATCGAATATTTCAGTACCGCCATCGTCCTCGTTAGAAAAAAGATGTACGGTTATTGTGGCCGTTTCGAGGCCGTTAAGCCTTGTTCCGGCAATCTCGTCGATATTCGATCCAACCCACTTAAACACACCATACGGAAAAGCAACATCGTCTTTTGCCTGGGTAAACCAAAGCCCACCTGTCAAAACAGCCCGCAAAGCACTACCAGCAGGGCTTTCATTATATTTCGTCGTTATAGCCTGTCCAACATCAGAAATCATCTTAATATATCTCCGACAGCTTTACGCAATATTCTCACGATAATAGGCGTTGCCTTAATAACACTCGGAGCAAGCCAAGGTCGTGCCGCCATATTCTTAGTACCTTTTTCCAGATAAACGCCGTATTCAGGATCAGTAATCGGTTTCCTGCCTCTCCCCCTTTTCCCCCGGATCTTCGTCAATTCCGGCCCAACCCGTCCACGAACCAAAAACCCTTTTCTTTTTACATCAAACGAAACACTGTTTGCCAAAATTCCCGTATCTCTCGCAGGCGGTCTACCCGGTGCCGAAGCCGTGTGAATTATGCCTCTACGTCTGTACTTTCTACCGCTTCCAGCACCGCCGATCATCTTTTTCGCAACACCCTGCGTATGTATAGCCGCCTTTTTCATCCCTCTAACCGTTTCCTGCGTAGCGAGTATCATAAACTCGATACCGTTCCACTCTAACGAACCGCCTTGTATTTTTTCAGTAGCCATTATTTTACTTCCAACATATCTATTTCAAGGTGATGGCCTCGACCACCAGCATCGCCGATAGCCGAAATCTCAAACGTTCTCGAATCCCATATTACCCGATCCGCTTCGTCTATCGTTAGATTCGTGGCGTTATATTCACAGTACAATCGATACACATTTCTCAAAGTAGTTTTACCAAACTCATCAACAGATTTCAACCTTTTCGGCTGTACACCACATGCCAGCGAAGCAATCCGAGTTACATAAGTTCGATTAGCCGTACCACTAACGGTTTGAGCCGTAGTAAAGCTCTGTATCTCTGCCGTGGTATTTAACATATTCAAAAAACTCATACCATCGTTCTCCACTCTTTCAATCTTACCGCTATATCAGCCGGTAAACCCGAAGCACCCATAGCACCCGAGGAATCTTTTACCGACTGGTTTGTATAGGCATAATCGCCAAACTTCTCGCCTTTCAGTGCCTTGTTAATTTTCCTCGCATCGTAATATGACTTAATCAGATCGATACAAATCTGTTCGAGATCGTCCGGAACCGTAGCAAAACCCGCCGTATATCTGACAACGATATTCTCAAACCCTTTTGGAAACCTGCCACAAAACTTCAATATTCCAGCCGTGTTATCGGTATGAAAATCAGCCGTAGGCTCTTGCGGTAATTTCGGCGTAGCATAATCGTCCAGACACGCCAACCCCTTACTTGTCGGCAATAGTTCTATCGCCGACCAGACAGCTTGTATATCGGTCAGGATCATTTGCCAACCCTTGTCAAGTGCCGTAATAGCCGCGACAAGAAGCGTAAGCGTTGCATAATCCGCAAGCGTCAAACTCGAATCGTCCGCATTGTCCCCGCCCTGAACAACCAATTTTATTTTCGTAGCCGTCACGGATACATAGGCATTATACGCATCCGCCGACGTATTCTTAATCATAAACGCATCCTCACGGCCAACCCCAAGCATAGCGACATTAGTCACCGGGAAATTGTGTAGCGTTAATTCAAAGCCAAGATCACCGTCGTAAAACTCCCTGTACGTCGTCAAAACGAAATCCCTGTTACAAAACTTCTGGATTGCGTTCGTAGCTCTCGCCACTAACAAGCTAATCAAAGTGTCGTCGTCACTACCCGTTATACCAGCATAGTTTTTGAACCTCGCAGTGGTAGTAAGATAATCACCCGTTGCACCCGTTACCGTATCGCTCTCGCCATACACTAAAAACGAGAACGGAACCACAACAGCAACCGAATCGATAGCCGAAACAACCCTGATCGTATAAGTTTTGAATCTCTCATAACCCAATGCCGCCGTCAAAGCAACCGTTTCAGAATAAAAACCAGTCGTCCCCGAATCGTCGAGCTTTGCCATCGTTCCCGAAACAATCTCCGTATCCGTCGCGTTCTCATAGATTTTATAAGTAGGTAACGAATCAGTATCGACCGGCGATCCCGCAGGGTCTGATGCCTGAATACTGAAAGTTAGGTTTTCACCCAATATGCCTGTATCTGGACAACTCATAATTTCCCCTTATTCTATCTTTGGAACACCCTCGCCGGTTTGCGTTAAAGTAATATCACCGCCGCCGACCTCATTCGATCCCTCACGAACTATCGCAATATCACCGACAGACAAATTAGCATCGACAACCGTATAATATCCCGTTCCCGCTATTTCCGGAAGCGATTCACCTGCGGCTGTAAGTACCGAACCGCTTGGGGACAAACCCTCATAAGTAAGGATTTTTCCCGTTCTAAAAACAAAACCGACTCTTGCCATAATTACGCCTCGTTTTCATCTTCGGATTTGGGATCAAGTATATTCCATGCTTTGTCGATTAACACGGGCGAGCATATTTGCCCGATGCGTTTTTTAAGCAATGTGATTTCTTCCGATTTGAAATCAACGTTATCCTTATCGTTTATTAGTTGTGCCAGTGTTCCCATGTCACGTTTTTTCTGCCCGCTCAAACCCTGATCTTCTTTGATTATACTATCCAGAACACTAACGCAAACACTTCTTAATGTCACATCATTTTTTCGTGCATGTTCCAACGGTTCATCAGGCGTTTCCTGTGTTCCGATGTATTTGGGATTAGGATATTTTTTCATCTCGTAAAATGGTTCACCTTTTACATCTTTAAGTACTACAGTTACATCGATTAACATTTTTACTCTCCTTAATTCTATGTTACTATTACCGTTTTTATATCGCCCTCATTTTGGGCGTTATCCACTACGTTATTTAGCTGATAAATCTTGCAATCTTTATTTATAAGCGTATTGATCCTCTCGATAACACGCTCCGAAACAGTCGTGTTTCTGGTAGTAGGTTGATCTTCGTCGTCAAGGATCGGATCACCCGAACCATCCAACGCCGGAACCTGCTTAACCGATACCATCGAAGCCAAAGCCTCTACCATCAACGGATAATCAACCGTCGGTATGGTATAAATAATCGCCGTTTCGTCGTCCTGTATTTCTACCGTAATTGTCTGCATAATACCACCTTTCTCTATTAAGTGCCACCAATGTGAACTATTGATATATTTAAATGATCTACATTTATATCAGGTGTCCCGGCGTCGGTTGTTCTTATTGAAACTTCTAAGGTGTCGGTTGCTGCTAAGTCTAATATGGCGTTCCCTGATATTGGAAATTGTCTGCTGATACCAAAGGATTCATAATGATTGATCCCATCACTTGTTTCGGTTCCGTTTACTGAAAATGTTATCTGTAAGTGTTGGTTTGCTGCCGTTACCTCTGACGATACACTCCAAATGCAATGATACCTACCTGCTATTCCTATTGTGAGTTGTCCGTTTCCATCGTGTGTTACTTCATTGAGTTGACCAGTCGTTATATCTGCATCGGATATTTCATACCACGTATTTTGTACTGCACTCGCTTGCGTCCAACCTATTTCATTACCCCAAACAGACCCATAAGGTAAACCAGTTCCGTCACCTGTCCAATACGTATCGCCAGCAATGCTAACGTCACTCGTGTCTCTTGTAATAGTTATCACATCAACATCATTCGCGATCAACTCATCGTCCGTATTATGCATCCCTATATGTAAAAGGTTTGTGTCACCGTCGTAATGAATATAGGAACCGCGATAAGTAGCACCACCTTCACGAAATCTAATCCTACCGCTTTCGACTTGATTTGCCGCAATACCAATAAACGATAAAATCGGGCCGGTATCTTTATCGTCACCACCGGCAATATGTATTTTAACTTGTGGATTTGCAACACCTATTCCAACACGATCGTTTCCACTATCTACGGCAAACACCGACGTATCAACGACTAAATCACCACTGACAGTAACCGTACCCGCCGCACTCATATTGTTTACAATCGTTACAAGCCCTGTTTCTCTTGCTATCGTTATTGACGGTAGATCACTCGCAGTTAATACATCTTCGACTTTGTGCATACCGATTGTGAGAGAATCTGCATTACCGTCGTAATGAATATATGCACCTCGATAATTAGCCGCCCCCTCTAGGAATCGAATCCTACCACTTTCGACTTGATTTATCGCATTACCGATGAAAGTTAAGATCGGCCCTGTATCTTTATCGTCACCACCGGCAATATGTATTTTGGCTAGCGGACTTGCAACACCTATTCCAACACGATCGTTTCCACTATCTACGACAAATACCGACGTATCAACAACCAAATCACCGCTAACAGTAACCACACCCGACGCAAATTCGACTAAAGTCGTATCGCCAGTGACACCGATAAACCCGCCGTCGGTTAATAAAATATCACCATCAATTACAACATCGTTATCAAAAGTATATTTGTCAAAATTAGTAAAGTGTACCTCGTCGTTAGCCGTTACTTCTTCGCTGTTAATAATAAGATCGGCACCGTCAAATTGCAATGAAGTGTCTTGGAGACTTCCAATATATAACTTTGTAGTATTTCCATCAAGATAAATATCTCCAAGTGCAATCATAAGATTGTCAAAACTATACGTATCGAAATTAGTAAAAAGAACGCTATCATTTGCTGTTACATTTTCACTATTGACAAGTAAATTAGTACCATTGAATTGCAATGAGACATCACTCCCTATACCAAAGAAAAACTTTTTATCATGCGGAAAAGATAAAAACTCTGATCCAGTATCCATACTACCTTTGAGTATATTACCAATATTTAATTCGCAATTTGCAGTAGCTGATGATGCAACAATACCAAAACCTATCATAATTAAATCACTACCAATTGTTGTACTACCTCCTGCTGCTGGACCTAAAAATAAATTACCAAACCCCGATGTAAGAGAGAGACCAGCATTTTCTCCTATACAAATATTACCGGGTCCACCCGTGGCCATTGTTGTGTTACCCGCACCACCTAACAATAAACTTTTTGCATCGACAAAAGTTAAAACGGTCGTACCATCGACTTGATACCCCTCTGTTTCATCGGTGATATTGATATAATCTGCTGTAATAATGCCAACGACTAAATCACCTGTAATCGTAACCGTGCCTGCTGCAAATTCAACCAAAGTCGTATCGCCTGTAACGCCGATAAATCCGCCGTCGGTTAATAGAATATTATTGCCGACTATTAAATCAGTCGTTGATACAGATGTTAAACCAGTAAGCGTGAGAGTAGGTGTGAATAATCCCGTGGTACTATTAAACACCGGTATTTCATTCGTAGCCGAACCATCGAGCAATCTAGGATCGATTATAGAAGTGAGTGCCATTTTATACCTCTATTGAGTAAATCCCTGTACGAGAACGGCAACAGCACCGCCAGCACTCGCTAAAACATCAATCGTGTTTCCAGCAGTTACTTTTATTGGATTTATAAACTCGATTGTATACGGTGCCGATGTACCGGCGAATAATACCCCCGGAACAATGACAACCGGAGTTCCTGTATCGTCTTGTATGGTTATGGTTATTGCCGCAACACAATAAATATCAATACGGCGTATGTAGTGACTTTTACCCGCTACTGCGGCAACTATTATTTCTACGCCCGAAGCATCCACAGACGAACCAATTTTTGAGAAGCCAAACGTTTTCACTTTATGAGATACAACTGCTATAGCCATAATATGCCCCTTAAATTTTCTGCTGAATTTCTTTCAGGGTTCCATCTATTTTATCAAACCCGTTTTTCATCGTTTCCTTAATATCTTTGAATTGCTGATTCTGTTGATTTTGGTGCATTTCGAACACTTCTTTTTCGACTTTACTCTGCTGTTGCTGTTTAATCTGCTCGGTATTCGTTTTCTGCTGATTCTTAATAGCACCGCCAGCAACGCCAACAAGCACCGCCGCCGCTAAAAGCGTCCATATTACATGGATCAGTTTTAGTTTTCCCTCGGTCTTATCCGGCATGATTTCTCCAATGTCGTATCAAAAGCCGGGGGATAAACCCCCGGCATATTATTTTATATTAGCGAAGCTGGAAGCACCGGAAATAATCGATGTGCAAAACCGGATCGGTTGTGCTGTCTGTCTGACAAACAAAACTCGGTGTCATAAGGACGACCGGAATTGCCGCCGTTAATAGGGTATCTGAACCCTTAACATCGTCGATCCAGTATTCAATCTTCGTAACGCCCGTAATCTTGAAAGCAAATTTGACGTAGGTATCCTCGACCAGCGTCTTAATCGCAAGAATTTGATCCTGATTCGTCGCTTTGCAAGCTGACAGTTCAGCTACACCGGCAAGAGTTGTAAGCACAGTCAACCCGACATAATCGGCGTTTGCATCGAGAGCACCATTCGGCAAAAGCGTATTATCGATATCAGCAAGCCCGACAAACAACTGCGGAGTAATCGCCGTATCTTTTACCTTGAACCGACACTCAAACCAAATATCCTTATCTGCCGCCGGTAAAAATGGCAGTCCTAATTTCTGGACATTAACGCCCTGGTGTTGCGTCGCCGAATTACAATCCGCAAGTGCCACTCCACCGACTTCGTCGCTAAGTGCAAACGTTCCGGTTGTTGCTTGCGTAACCGTATAACCCGCCATCGTAGCCGCATCAATGTTATTAAAATCTTCCATGATGTAATGACCAATAGACGGATCTTGCAGGTATGCTTGCATCGGACAATCAACCCAAGGCCCTTTAACAACTGCGGGATTGATCTTATCATCGAAAAAGAATAGATTTTGACTTTTATGTTTACTTCTCGTACTCATAATTATACCTCATGGATAAAAGTAAAATTAAAAGCAAGCCGAAGCCGACCTTCGGCTTGCTTAGAGCGATAAAACGTAGCGATTTTCTTAGTCGCTGATTGCATCAACAGCATCGAAACGTGGGTCGGACAACAAGTAAAGTGCCGAGCCAAGCATTGCATTACTACCCGTATCTGCGATAGCAACACGAACACAATCGAAATCGTTATCCGTATCAAGATCGTCTTTGCTGATCTCGATTATATAGAGTGCTTCGTTCTGTGCTTCGTCGAGAGCGTCGGTGTCCCATGTAGCCGCCGCCGTTTTTGTTGCTCTCGTAAAGAGAGAAACAGCCGACAACGCAGTTGCTCCGATCTTGTAGAATAACTCGGAGATATTCAGAACTTTTCCACTACCATCGGAAACATTCTTTGCCTGACGTAACGAGATGACAATATCATCATCATCGGTTCCGATTGAGTGATGTATGATGATCGACAAATGCCCGTAGTTTTTCATACTGACATAATCACCAGTTTGTGCCGTCTGGAAATCAACAGGAGTTATAGCCTGCACTAGTTGAAGTTGATCTGCTATTCTACCCATTTTAGTTACCTCATGAATTTGAGATTATCTTATTGTTACAATCGTCAAACTGAAACGATCCCAAGTTATCTTGCCGCAAGAGTAACGAAGCTCGACAGCGTAGCCGTACTATGTTTCGGTGTAAGTGCGGTCTTTTCCCACGGCTGGCCGTCCAATCGAGTAGTAAAGCGGAAAGCAACCTCATCTTCCAAGAATTTCAGATGAATCGATGTTGCCGTCTTTATAGCACCACCAGCTTTTTCACCGACAAGGTACTGCCTCATATCAGCAAGGATAATATCGCCAACATCGCCAAGCGTTTGAGCATGTTCTGTCAAGAATAGCTGTCTACCGAGCAACGTCATTAACGGAGCACCTGTTACACCATTCGTAGCTGTTTGAAGCAATCCGGCAGTCGATCCACCTGTGCCAACAGCCTGCTCAAGCGAAGCCAACTGCGGGAAACAATCTTGATTTGCCAGCCAAATAGCGTTTCCGTGAGAACGGCTCATTATCCTCGACCACATTTTTATGATATTCTGCGTTAAAATAGTTAAATCTGCCTGTTCACTTTCTATCGCAACCGTGACAAGACTTGGACCATTAAGAATACCCATCGCCTGACCGACACCGGTACCATTGACAATATCCTCATCGATCTGGAACGCCATCGCCTCACTGAACATCGAACCGAGAAGCGGTTCCATACTTATCGGCGAATCTTCCAGCATTTCAGAAGTGACATACGCAACAGCCGCCAGCTTCGATAGCTTCAACTCTATCCTGCCAAACTTCGGCTTACTCTTCGTAATCTCGGCACCCTCGGCAGGTCTGTAAATAATAATTCCGCCGAATACAGAACTTGCGTGGCTTGCATCTACAACCACCGGAATAGCGATTTGATTCGTAGCCATCGGAATACGGGTTGCTCGGTTAAGCAGGATTGACGCTTCAAGCGTATTACGCATCAGAGTATTGCGAAACTCGGTAGGCACCAAAAATCCACCGTCCGGGCCAACACCCTCTTGAAGTCCGTCACCGTCCGGGCCTTGTGCTTTAACAGCATCGGCAATCGCTTTATTCCATGTACTTAGCATAGGCGTTTCTTTGCGGTTGACGGTCGTACGTGCGATCTCTTGTGCGAAGTGAGCAATACCCTTGAATCCACCGGTCAAAAGGAATTTTTCCTCTTGCGTAGTAGCGTCCTCTTGGTTTGCCTGGAACTGTGAATTTTTCGCCAATATTTCATTCACAACTTCAAGTATATCTTCTTTTGTAACGCCGGGATCAGCATTGAGCTTTACGGCTTCGACAATATCGCCAGCCCGTGGCTCGTATAATTCGGCAATGCCTTTATCGACAAGTGCTTTTGCGTCGTCCTCACTCATGCCGAGAAGTTGACCCTCTGACAATGTTTCCTCGCCGTTCTTCCATTCCTTTAACAGCCGGATTTTAGTTTTCATAAGAATAGTCCTTAAAATTTCATTAACATTTTTAAATGCTAATATCTCTGACCATTCCGCAACTAATATTTCCGGTGTTACCCTAATATTTCCATCACGGATAAATCTGATATTTCCGCACTACATAATTCAAATAAAGCACATTACGAAATCTTGTCAACCTCTAAAAAAGGCTCAACTTCAATTTTTTTTGTTGCTGGCACTATTTCGCTGACCGGAATATACACCGTTTCCTCGATTTCTTCCACTTCAACGGCCTTTTCGACCTCAATATGCAATTCCGCTTTTAAGTCGTCTGACAACGAAATATTTTTACTTTTTACCGCTGTTGCCAACGCTTCCGGGTTCGCAGGTACCGTCACCGGAGAAAATTCAAGCAACTCCCACTTAGTAAATATAAAATGAGCCTCTGCTAAATCAGGGTTCTTTCTTATATCATCCGGCGTTGGCCTATGACCCTCAAGTGGCCTGAACCCAACCGAAAAAGCACGCAGGAAACCACCTTTGAACAACTGCCAAACTTCCTCGGCTCGTTCTGTCATAGCAAACTTGACCTTTGCCGTGATCCTTTTATTTCCGGGTTTGATCCAGATAGCTTTACCGATAGGCGGATCAAAAGTCTGGTGACTCCAAGGCACCACCGGATTATCTATAAACGAATCCAGTATAACACCTTTCGGCGATAAGACTTCCGAATCCCTGTCAACAACGCCAGTCGAGATAGTCGCAACAACGGTTCTTTCTTCCTCGTTAATATCGCTGGCCTTGCAGATACCAAACGATAAATGTTTTTCACCGTCAATCCTGCTATTGTCGATTTCGATATGTTCCAGAGCTTCGTCTGTTTCTTCGACTACGGATTTTTTTGATTTCGTTGCCTTTGCCATTTTTATTACTCCCGTTTTTCATAACTTTATTTTTATATTCTTTGAGCATTTTGTACCTTTTACCAGATTGACACACCAGAAGCATTTCGTGCTCTTAAAAACTTCCGATAGTTTTGGCGATGCCACCTAAATAAAACTCTAATTCTCTTTATCATTTTTCAATCCTCAATAAGTATTGGTATTAATTGACAACGACAATTCGGATGCAACGGCGGATGTGCGGTATCGTCATAAGACAGTTTCAAAGTTATGTCGTTTCCGTTGTCGTCTTTGACCGTAAACGAATCGCCCTTTTCAAAGTAATTGGAACCCAGCCCGATTATTTTTCCATCCATAGCCTTACAGTAAGGACAACGACGATCATCCTCTACCGTGTCCCACTTTGTAGCCGACACAACCCCCGACTGTTTCCAAGCAATAACCGTTCCCTCATTATGAGCCCAAATAGTTTCAGTCCTGACAACCCTATCGGCTTTTGACCTTGCATCAAATTCATCACGTACCCGCTTTATCAAAGCCGATCTACTTTCACCTGCCGCAATTCCATCGGCCAGCGTTTTACGCAGTTCCTTTTCAGTCGTAGTAATAATAGACTTGATCTGTCCTTGACGTTTCTCCAACGCCGTAGCAACCGCAGGACTTGAAGCATTAAAGACCGCCGCAGGATCAATCTTCTCCAAAGCATCGATCGTTCCCTGAATCAATATCCCCTTATCCCAAGGCATAATATCGGCCTCTAATTGGGCTTGCCATTTCTGTTGATCGAAAACGGAGCTTGTAATATCTTCCGGCGTTTGTTTCGTACCTGCTTTCAAGCCAACAAAGTTTTTAATCCCCTTGATAATCTCCGATTTCATTTCCCCGAAAGTAATAGCAAGCATCGTCCTGAACATCAAAGGGAAAAAGTCCGGTTCCGGCAGATCGTTCGTTTGACCCTCTCGCTTATCGGTTTTTTTCGGTTCAGGCTTTTCCGGCTGTTCTTCTTCCTCTTGTCCAGACGGAGCTACCGGTTCTACAGGAGCATTGCCCCACGGTACAGGAGGCAGTCCGTCTTTTTCTCGTTCCTCGTTAATGGTGGTATACTTGCTGGCCAAGTGGCTGGTTATCTGCTTTAGTCGAAATTCTGCATCCTCCGGGCGTGGGTTGTCAAATAACAAGAATAGATTATCACCCCAATTCGGCGTAAAATGCTCATTTAGTTTCTGCTCTACAGATACAAGTCTTGGATTGATCGTCCAGTTCATATATAAATCCATCATGCCAAACAGATTCGCCCTTGAAATCTTATCCGGCCTTGCGAATCCAGTTGGAACACCGAACACGCCAAAAGTTTCCTCCTGTGTATGCTCTCGGCCTTTGGAATAGCTCATTTCCTTAGGCGAATGCCCAAATTCATGTAATTTGGCACCGCCAGAAACAATTGCCATTTGCCCAGCTTTATCTACGCCCCTAAATTTCCTTCGCCACTTGCTCTCGATTCGTTTTTTTTCATCATCGGATATTCCTCCATCGGCAGGTATTTCTAATACGGCATCGGGAAGTCCTCTATTATTGAATATGCCAATCTCGTACCGATTCATGCTGTCATTGAGGTCTATTGATTGCTCCCCTGCCGCCATCGGGCTATCGCCGACAAACGGATTGTTTAGCGATGTATTTCTAAAGTGCATCATATCGTCGGTACTGATCGTGAATTTATTCATACCCCGGCCATACTTGTACTCCTTGATTCCATTCCGTTTGTTCAGTACAATGCTAACATGTTGAGATAATAGCGGCCAAATGTTTATTATCTCGGCACCGGCTCCGCGTTCGAGATACCAAAACGCCGCACCGATAGCATCTAAATATCGGAATGTCGTATCTTTCAGGTCGTATGAGTTCTGGTGCGGATTTACTTTTCGTAGTAATTCAAGCATCGGGTGTTCGGTAACTTCTTCAAGCTGACCTCCAATCGGAACACGTTCTGCAAGCTTGAACCTCAAGAAATCGTGTACTCTTTTGTCGGCAATAGGCTTTGATACTAAACCTGCGTGGCTTTTGTTTGTAAGCCCCTGTATTTTATACAACCGCAAAGGCACCTGTGCAGCAGCTTTAGCATTTTTATCAATACAAACGTATGACCAGCCTTTGATTTTCTTGATGAGAATATCAGGGTTTTTCGCAGGGTTCCAAACCTGACCACCTCCGCCCGGAAAGCTTGACACTAGGGATAAATTACCGAATTGTTTACCACCTATAAGCCTTGCCAGCCGTGATCGTATCGACATAAGAAAATTCCTTTTTTCTTTAAAATAACACTTTTATACAATCTGTCAATACTAAATATCCTGCCAAATTTCAGGGTTATCAATATCCGGGTCTTGTGGATCTTCGTGTCCAGGTGCTTGATTATCGTCAAAATAACTCTTTTTTTCAGGTTCTCCGCCTATAATTTCAAGCGTAACCATCATCCCTTTTAGCTTAGTTACAACATATCGGCCAGCATCTATCAGGTGATTATTGTAATCAACTGGCTTTCGTGGATATTTTGGCTCACCGTCTTTATTTTCCGCCCATTTATACGCCTGTAATTCTTTTACCAGATTCGGCGAATTGTAATCGATATGAATATTGAATTGCTTTATTTTCTGAATACCATATATAACCGAATCTTTCCCTTTTGCACAAGGTATACAGGTATGGCCGTATTGATTTATTTCGGTAATCGATTTAGGTTCTGCCGAATCAGCGACCGTCATTTTATTGGCGTTGCCTTTGGTTATTTCCTTGAGTTTGCTCGCTATATCTCGGTTCGTTAATTTGCACTCGTATAAATGCTCTTTCAAATATAGATCATTTCCGTTAAACCTCGCTTCAATGACCGCAGTTGGATCAACAGAGAAACCGAAATCTAACCCGTACCCGCCCGAATCGAACTCCCCCGGCCATTCTTTGCAGACTTCCCAATGCTCGAAAATAAGCCCTTTAAGAACGCCCCATACGCCGAGCGTGTAGACTTTGAAATAGTTTGGATCTTCATGTACTAACTGCTCAAGCTTTGCCTTGTATTCATCATCGATAAACCGGTTGTCTTTGTATGTCGAGTGCATTATAGTCATTGCATACGTGATGAGCTTTCCCTCGATCATCTGCTGAAATTCTTTACGGACAACCTTTGTGCCTGATTCAATCTCTGCCTGTAATTCATCGGTAAACAATTTCTGCCTGATCCAGTGCTGTTCATCAATCGGATTAAATGTCATTATGATTTGCTTATAATCCCACAACTTACCACGTAGCCGCAAATCGATTTGTTTGAAATCGTCATACGAAAATTCAGTCGCTTCCTCTAACCATATCCCGGTTATGCCGTGGATCGATTTAATCTTTTCCTTATCGTCCATGCCGGTTATGATTATCTGGCATCCACCCAAAAAAGTAATCGTCATATCCGTTTTGTTGATCTTGCACGATCCGGATAGTCCCCACAGCATAATGTATTCTTGAAATAACGACAGTATAGATTTTCTTGCCGCAGGTTGAGTTTTACGCAGACAAAGGAATTTATGTACTTTCCCCGCCGCCATCGCTTTGAGAACCCGTACAAGAATCTTCTCCGCCGCAAAGTATGATTTCCCCGATCCGGCACCGCCGAACATAATCATGTATCTATCCTTGCAGAGAAATAGCGGAAAGAAAGCCGTATTGCTAACTTCCGGCAACATCCTCAAATCAATGTTAATATCACTCGACATAATATCCTTGTCAAAACGCTAACTACGAGCAACTGCTGTCATTTTAATTGCCTCATCGATCTGGAAAAAGAATCGCGGTTCATTATCTATCAAGGCTGGAAAAGCCTTCATATATTCTTCCATCTTATCAACCGCTCTTATAAGTACGTCGGCATATTCTTTGCTTATATATGGATTTACAATATCCATAGCTGTTCTTAAATCAGGCTTTGGGTTCGCAATTTTCTCGATAGCGGTTTCGACATCGATCAACCCGCACCGTATTTCTTCCAGCTTTTCGAGTACAGGGTCTTTTGCCTGTTTGTATTTATACGTCAAATTGACTATTACAACACCATCACTTTCATTCGTGCAGGCAACGCCCTCTAGCGTCCAAACGTCTGAACCTGGAAGCAATGAGTTCATTTCAGGGACAAGCTCGCATGATTTGGCTGTTACTAATTGCTCGCCCATTGAACCCGACAACCCGGAAATCCTCATTACTGATGGTGATAAATATTCGGCTTTTATTTCTTTCTTCATCGCTTAACCTTTCGCTTATTTATTCTGATTTTCAAGTTTCTTTTCGTATATACGGTTGGTAAGTCTGTGCCATTCCTTTGATTCTTTCACGCTTATTAACGCCCCTCGCTCCTCGCCCGCTTTGAGTGCTTTGATTTTTTTATCATCTGCCATTATGCAAAATCCTTTCGCTAAACCTTTTCTGCTGATATGCCGTCGAGAACAACATTACCGTCATTGTCTTTGTTCTCATGGAATATTATTCTATACTCCGGCATTTGGACAGCTTCCGGTACCGGATCGAACAACATCGACCAAGCCTGATACTCGAATCGATCGTACATAAAATTGTGCTCACACCTGACAATGACAAAATGCCCCATTAAAAACAACATTTTTTCCGGATCAGAATCTTCCATTAAAACCCCATCAATAGAGAACCGCCCGAACCGTCTTGATTTTCTTATGCTATCTTCCATTTCTTAACATCCTTTCGTTATTACATATCTTCTAAACCTAATGGTAGTTTGATTGTAATCTGAATCGTACCGCCGCCGCCGCCCGATATTTCTCTTTCAAGCATTATACCATCTTTGATAAATTCCCTTGCATCCCTCGCAGAAATATCATCATCGGTCAATGTGAGTAACCGAGCACCGCCCTTTTGTTGCATTGCCCTTGACAAAGTGATGTGCCGACCCTGATCGACCGCGATCTTATTATCGACCCGCCTTATAGCTTTTTCCTGAATCAATTTCCGCCGTTTGTCCCAACCCTCAAGATTACGATGCCTCGCCACAGTAGACCTTGATATATTTAATTTTCTGGCAATCTGGCTGATATTCTTTTTATCGCAATACATATCGAAAGCATCGCTTATTTTCTTGCTCGTGATAGCAACGCCGGGTGATTTACCCTTTGGCCTGCCTACTTTTCTTTTTGGTTTTTTCGACATAGCTTATTTGTTTTGTCTTGACGGTTTTAATTTCTTTGCCTTTTCGCCAGTGAAATCTTCCCAACGCTTTATGATTACATCGCAATAATGAGGGTCTATTTCCATGCCATAGCATTTACGGTTTGTCTTTTCACAGGCGATTATTGTTGTACCGCTTCCACAGAATGGTTCGTAGACTGTTTTTTCTATGTTGGCAAATTTAGATATGAAGTGTTCGGGGAAATCAACGGGGAATGTTGCCGCATGAGTATCAGAGAACTCATTGTTCCTTTGTGGATTACCACTATAAACATTTGAAACATTGCCTCGAAAGTTGCCTGTTCTTATGGCACGATTCGGAGATTTTTCGCATGAGAATATAAACACATATTCAAATTGACTATTCATAACATTTTCTGCCATCGCCGGGGCGGTGTTCTGCTTGTCCCATATTGCAACATCAGCAAAGTATTTCCTGTTCGCATAAAGTAAATCTATCAATTCTATCTTATTCCCTGCCAACTGCTGCAGATTGTAAAATTGAAAACTGCTTACTTTTCGGCTCATTTCAAGGGATATTTGAATTAAAGACAACCAAGAACCTCCGTCCATATCGTCGTTGTGTCCGCCAATATATTTATTTCCTTTCGTGTGGGTGTTCCCCGACAACGATTCTGATTTTCCTGCATTGTACGGCGGGCTCGTAAAAGTTATATCAGCCTTTTCTCCGGCCATCAGTCGCGTCACGTCCTCTTTTTTCGTAGAATCGCCGCACAATAGCCGATGTTCACCTAACTGCCACAGATCGCCAGCCTTGCATCGGGTTTTGACGTTTTCCGGCACTGCATCGGGATCGGTCAAACCCTCGCCGCCTGAACCATCCGGGCCATGAATGAAATCGAGTATTTGTTCCTCATCCAACGCAGTAAAAGCCATCAGATCCACGCCCGGCAAAGCGTCAAGCTCATTCAGCAGTTCGGCCATCTTTAGCCCGTCAAAGCTCGATAGTTCAGCAACCACGTTATCGGATATTAAAACAGCCATTTCCTCGGCATCGTCTTTGAAATTCTGGAAGTCTACCGGTACCTTTGCAACCCCGATCTTTTCCGCTGCCATAAGCCGCCCATGCCCGGCAACGATCAACCCGCTTCGCTCCGATACAATAATTGGCAATCTCCATCCGTGAAGCGTTATAAGAGCCGCCAGTTTGTCGATCTGATCCGGAGTATGTAGGTTTGGGTTTTGCGGATTCGGTTTTAAATCTCCGATATTTACCAGCTTACCGTATTTGCACTCGATACGCTCTCCGGGCAAAACCTTTTTCGGCGTTTTCTTGATAACTTTTTTCTTCGATTTCTTTTTCGCTTTTTCCTTTGCCATTATAGACCCTTATGTAAAAATAATTCTAACAGTACATGAAGCCGTTGTGCCTCCCGTAGTATAAACCACCCTATGCCATACCGGAGCAACTGGACACAGGAAAGTTTCATCTTTCTTTTCAGTTCCATGCTTTACCAGCCAGTCGTAGGCAGTTTTTACAGCGATGAAATCTTTAACATCGCCCCCCTTATCCGGGTGAAATATTAACGCCTTTTTCCTGAAAGCGGCTTTCACTTCTTCCTGCGTTGCTCCGAAAGTCAATCCAAGCACCTGCAACGCCATCGCTTTATTGTCGTTTGTTGGTAGTGGTTCGTTTCTCATTGCTAATCCGCCCGCATCATAGGGTTAAATGGAATTTTTTTATATTGACTGAGACCAGTTGCGTCTAATTCTTCGTCTGTTAAAGCACCGATGCAATTCCCCCGGCTATTATGCTGCGTCCAGAACGGGCGGCTCGCCCCTATTTGTATTCCGTTCCGGCTCAATTTTGTCTTTTTTTCGTTCACAACTTTAATCCTACAATATAGTTTTTAATTGTCAATAAATATTTTATAAAAAATACCGGCAAGTCGACACCCTCGCCGGTACCGTTCAGATGCTATCGGCAAGCAGGTGAACACCTGCTTCTGTTATAAAACACCGCAAACCGCCGTCGTGATCCTCTCTGCGAACCCAACCGGCATCTACCAGTCTGCTCATTACTTTATGCGGCCACTCGACATGATCGGAAATACCGGAATCTTGAAACATAATCTGCCCGATAAGCCTCGCTGTTTTTCCATCGCAATAGTCAACGTATTTCAAAACCATCAAAAGGATCTTTGTAAGCCTCGGCGTTTTCGTCAACTCATCCGCCCTGTCGTGACTCGTCCGTGGATCTGAATTTCTCGCGTGTTCTTCGAATAATGGAAACTCCTTACTCATCTTCAAGTCCTTCCTCTAGTATAGGGGGTATTGGCAACTTGCATTTTTTTATTAACTCCGGGTCGTCTTTGTAATTGCCTATAACTCTGCAATTATCTGCCCGGATAGCATCTAATAAACTCATATCTGTTACGGATTTGTAAAATTTGTGCAATTGAAGTTTCCCGTTGCGATCTTCAACATAGTCATACCACTCGTCATCGTTTTCGTTCAACAAGAATACATCTCCTTCTTTGATTTCAGACAACCCATGCTCTATAACTGGCTTTCCGCATTTAAAGCAATACTTAACGCCATTTTCTTCTATGCCGTCATCAATGAAACTCCATGCCTCACCACAAGATGTATCGTATTTGCAATGGTCTTCGTCATATTTCCATTCACAAGGGCTTGCCGGTGTGTCGGCTTTGAGGGTTTTGAAGGCTTTGGTGATGGGATCTGTGATTAACGACATATTCATTCTGGGAAAATTTGACTTCAAAGCATGTGCAACAATATCAAGGCTTATCAATACATCTCTCAGCCCTGCGATAGTAGCATCTTTAGCGACAATTTCACCGCACAGGGTATCAGATGTTATTGCAAGACCCTTGATTTCTGTTGTTAATGACTCTACTTCGGCTCTAAGGTCTTGTATTGTATTAAAAGCTTCAAGTGGTCTGTCTGCCACGTCTCCGTAAGTAGGAAATTCCACTTCTGCCTCTGCTACTGCGTCGTTCTTATCTGTCATTAGATTTCCTTTCAGCTTGTTTTGCTAACACGCATATTTCAAATATCTGTTCGGCGGTGGCTTCTTTGCCTACCCACTGCCAGAACATACTTCTATTGAGATCGTTACTGACATCAGGTTTATATGTTGATGAGTGAGCAGCTATTGAGGCCATATTAAACATTCCACGTTTACACAAATCACGTAACACCTGAATAGCAATGTTCCAGTCTGTTATGTCGATGGGGTCGGGGATGGGGCAAGGTTCTTTAATTGATTGCGACCAACACTTAACACAAATATCATAAGGCACTTTATGCTTCCACGGCTTCGGACTAAAAAGTCTTGCGGCTTCTTTTGCTATGTCCATTATAACACTCCAATCTTTTCTTTTGCAATTTTAAATAGTTCTTCCCTTGTAAACGATTTTCCTTTTACTTTCCCGTGAGCTATATCGTGGCATGAATTATCGCCGGTGCATAAAGCTATAAGGTTTTCAGGTTCATCACTACCGCCTTGCGATTTAAACAGTATATGGTGAATGTTTACCGTATGCCTGCCGCATTTCTCACAGAGTACGACTTCACCGGGATATATACCTCTCGACTTATAGAAGTTTTCAACATGCTTAGGCATTACAATCCTCTATCATTTCTTGAACCACTATTGCATGTTTGAGTTCATCCGAATAGTTCCCGCCCGAAGTTTCGTCAGAACCGTGCCTAATACTTTTCAACATCCATGTATGGGATATTTTAACTTCAACAATAACTTCTTCGTATTTTTTTATCAGTTCCTCAAGCTCTTGTTCTCTAGTCATTTGGGTACTCCCTTAAAACATTTTAGTTTGTCCTTCAACATCGCCGTTAGGTATAAACATTTTGCATTGTTCAGGAAAACTGTCTTTGCCTGTTGGAATAAACAGTTCCAGTCTTAGCTTTACTGATTTAGACCTATCGCTATCTCCGCATTGGTCGTAGTTGTCGATCATGTGCAAGAATTTAACCGGGCATTCATCAGTAGATTCTTCTTCTGCCTGATGAATACATCTGTCGCAATATTGCCTATCATACATTTCGCCTTCTGTACCATTTGAAAAATATGCCATTGTCTCTATCCTTTTATAGTTTTAAATTCTTCGTAGAATTTTATTTCTGCTTCTGCACTTCGTTTTTCACATTCGGGACAATTCGCCGCTAAAAAAGCTAAGTCGTCTACGATTTTTACCACCTTATCAATCAATTCCTGTTCGCACTCCGCTTCTTCAAGAAGAAGACAAACTTCTTCCGATTGAGGGCTTATAGGCGGCTCATCGTCTGCTGGAGGGCCTGAACACCCTGGTGGATAACTCCATCCAAATATGCTATTTCTATTCATCTTCTTATCCTTTCACTGCTTTAAATTCATATACCCATACCCAGTCTGAGCGTTCCCAGCTTCCGGGGTAGAGAGATTGCCAGAGATCTTCAAATTCCTTAAAACAATTCTCTACATCAGCACATCGGCTCATATATGTTGCTCGTGCTTGCGTCTCAAACCACTCCTCTTGTCTCGTACTATTCCAATCGTCGAAATCAGGCGGTCTTTCTGTTAGCTCACAGCCATCCGGTATTGGTGGATTGATACCTTCTTTTAAAACATCTTCGCCGCTTATATCCTGCACACGCTCTACCCTTACTGCTGTTATTTCAAGCCAGATGCGGGAAGCCCATTTTGGCATGTGAATTGAGGGGTTCCATTTTTTATTCATACTTTTATCGTAGAACCTTATAGCTTGCTCTCTTTGTAAATCATCTGTTGTATCAACCATTCCGTCTCTGCCGTTTTTATATTGCACACCTATCCGGTGATAATTATAGGTGTGGTTTTTGCGGTATACATGCACAATCCTAAATGTTTCCCTGCAATACAGCCTGTCCCCGACTTTGCCGAGAGGCGACGTGAGCCTTAACGGCGGGCAATGGTTTTCATAGCCGAGCGTCGCAGAAAAAACGGCTTCACCATCAACTATGGCTGTATGCGTACTGTTATAGCTTTTTAGTTCCATATCAGTCATTTTAATTACCCGCCGTGTCTGCGTTTTCCTACCATCCAGCACAGCACGTACCATGTCACCTTTTAGTAATAAGCCTCGTTCTTTCATGTCTTCAATTCCTTAGTTATTTTGCTCGTAGCTATTTTGATAAATTCCGTCCGGTTTTTCTTGTTAGTCTTACAATATTCTTTCGCATCAGCAATATCATCGATCACACACCTACCAAAAGCTTTTAACCGGTTTTTGAGAGCGTATTCGTAACATCGCTTTGCCAGCTTATTGAAAGTATTTATTTCGTACTGTGTTTCTGGTTTAAATGATTCATCAAAAAGGTTTTCAAAAAATTCCTTTGTCAATCTAAAACCTAAATCCCTTTTCTTATTTTTAGTTAAGTTATCTCTACTACCCTTTAGTTTAGAGGGTACTTCGTCCGGAACCGATACAGAATCATTACGGAGCTTGTCTGTATTAACCGCGTAATCAATCCAGCCGAGTTCTTTTAACACATCAAGGGCGTTCTGTACCCTTTCTACATCACTTTCAAAGCTGATCGCATCGGCAATTTCTTCGACGCTGGCCGGTTCGTCTTTGTGATTAAGCAATTTTCCCCGAAGATCCGGAGTTGTGGTTTCGGTAGCGGCTTGAAGCAATAATCCCCAAATTCCCAAGATCCCCGCACCATCTTCTTTTTTCAATAACGCCCTCAACCCTTTGCCTCTCGGCTTTACCGGATATTTGACATAGGTTGCGTTTTTCAACTCCCCGCCACTGGTATTTGTCGGATTGTAGAGCTTAGCATAGTTCGATATTATATATGTTCCGTCCATATCAGCACCTATAAAAAAAGCCACAAACAGGATGGTAAGGCACTACGATGCCCTGTTACCTGTTGTGGCTTTCAACAAAGAAGTTATCGATTTGATCGTAGTTTTTACCATAATCATTATCCTACTTAGCCTAACCACTGTGTAAAGAGAAAAATTATTTTAATTCTCACCGGATATTAACCGGCATGATAAACATGGTTATTTCGTGATCTTGACCGCCTAGAAGAAGGCCTTTAAGTAAAACGGCGTCCCCGAGCGTGTCTTTTTTTGATATATAAAGTTTGATGCTATCACCGCAACAATCGATAAGATTCCTTATTCTCTCACCAAAAAGATCCAAACAGATCGCAGATCCGCTATGGAAAATACCCATTACAATACTGCTGTAATCCTTATAAAGACCGAGGTCGTTAAGCGGCACTTCTTCGTATCCGTCCATATCCGGAAATAAAGACTTCCAGTCCGGAAATCCTTTTTCGCATTGTATCGGCATTAGGTGCCCGGAGCACGATAGCACGTTCATGCTGTCGTCAATTTTGCAATCCGTTTCGACAACAACCATCCCCCTGCCGTCGCTTGCGATAAGCGTACCGCTTTCGACTTTGACTCTTTCGAGATCGAATCTTGTAGGCTCATTCGGCAAAAAACCTAATAATAATGTCGTAAGGTTTTTTGGCAACAACAAAAGACCGCCGTCTTTAGTAATGCTGTACTCATTCATTTTTAACACTCCAAATTAAGTTTCTATTTCAGTTTTTTAAGATATTTATTTACGTCGAAGTCTTGCACTTCTGAATTTTTCGGTAAGTATAGCGGGTGTCTTGGGTGTCCATCTTTTGTAAGGTCGCCAACTGTGATCCATCTATCCTGTTCAAAATGACGGCAAATATTCTCAAGGCACTCTTTCAAATATGGCCGCTTTTCGATTAGCTTTCCCCACGCCGCCCACACTGTATAGTTGATTTCCTGAAAATGGAGGTCTATTATTTCCTCGTTTTCCCTCGCCAAAAACATATTGATTTCTTCGTGCAAATCGTCCGGATTAGTTGCCCGTTGCGGATAGAGATTCAACATTATCCATCCGTCATAACCAAGCGATTTAGAAAATGATTTTACTCTCCGCAAAGTGTTGTCCAGCTTTTCCGGCGTAGCCGTAGACGGATTAACCCCGATACAAACAAGCGGGGTTGTGCCTAATTCGCCCAAAATAAATCTTGCGGTATTATCCTTGTTGATCTCGTAAACCCAATCATCGCCAAATAAATTATTCATTACAACCTCGCTTTCCTATCAAAATGCCGTCCCCGATTCATCGGTGGACAGCCTGAAACGCCTTTGAATACTTTTCTGTGTACCTGCGATCTTAACGGCACTAATATTGCCGGGTTGAAAATCTGATCTATAAATATCGGTTCTTTTGGATTCGGCTCGACTACTTCGGCACAAAGCCCAAACGATCCCGACGCACAACATTCCTCACAATCGCTACAAATAGCCGTTCCGTGATTATCTAAGTTCATCGCTATCATAAAATCTCCTATTCTAACTACCACCATTTACCAATAATATATCCGATTATCACCCTAATAGTAAGAATCAACACTTCAATCGGATCAACGCTGTTTAACATATTTTCAGTCTTTCAGTGCAAAGGTGAAAAAGCCACTACACGTTAATATAATGATTCTGGTGATTAGGTTTTTATCCTACGAAAATTTTCTTGCATTTCAGACACTGCAAGCTACGTGAGTTTATCCTCCAGAGGACGCCCGAACACGTGACATATTTCTTCGTTAATCTCTTCATAAAATCATCTACGACTTCTTTCATGTCTTCTTTGTTTACGTTTATATTATCGCTCATTTTTCTTTTCTTTTTTCTTAGACCAATTCGGGTCGGGTTGCTGAACTCTCGGAGTACCGTCCTCGTTTTTCGGAAAGTGAGCCCATATTTCAGCAAACCATAAATTTGTTTTCGCAACGCTTACATCCATGATCGACTTTAAAGCGATCGGGAAAATATCACTACTACAACTAGGGCAAACGTGAATAACTTCCCCTGTATCTGTGCTAACATCACTGATAACATCGAGCGGGTGTATGATCTTTCTACATAATGACTTCCGACATTCCCACCTGAAAATACCGTCAACATCCTTAAAATTATCATCGGTCAACTCGACAACAAACCACGGCCTACCCCATTCGACCTTACAATGTTCCTTTGCCTCTCTGAAACTCCAACCGCTACGCATAAGCTCTCTGATCGGTCCAGCCTCACAATGCAACCATTTCCTCTGTTGTTCGCTTATCTCGGCGTTCTCGTCGTATTCTCGGACTTCTACAATAGCCCTATTAAAACTTCCGGCAAGGTCGAATATATTACGCCAGGTAGCACCGTTTTGCACTGCCGGTTCTCCGTCGTGTGACTTTGTTCGAAATTGCATTTTAGCTCTTTCTGAATAGTACGTGGGTAGCGTGGACAACTTTGGCTTTGCCAGTTTCAAGGTGATTACGACCAATAACTGTAT